ATATCGACGACGAAGAACGCAAATCCGAGCTGGAAGCTGAACAGCAGATCCTCGCTCAGCGCGATATCCAAGATATCCAGTTCGTCATGGGCAGCGAGCAGGGCCGCCGCGTTATCTGGTCACTGCTGGAGAAAGGGAAGGTATTCGCCCCGTGCTTCGCCGGTGATTCGCATTTAACCGCATTCAACGAAGGGCAGCGCAACCTGGCGCTGGTTCTGTTTCAGCGCGTCATGGCGCACTGCCCTGATCAGTATCTGAAGATGGCCGCAGAGGCCGGTGAGGAAAATGTATGACACAGGTACAAACCCAGCGCGTCGTGCGCTTTGATGGCGCAAATCAGGTGGTAGAGGTTCCGGATCCTGCCCCGGCAACAATTGGCGCCCCGACCACCACTGATTACGGCGGCGTGAAGTTGGGGGCGACGATTGCGGCACCTGCTGCAATGACGGCTACCGCTGATACCAACTCAGCAGCTACCGATGTCGCTGGTCTGGTAACTGACCACAATGACCTGGTAGCAAAATACAACGCGTTGCTGACAGACACCACTGCACTGCGCACAACGCTGGCCTCTGTTCTGGCGCAACTGAAAGCCAAAACGATCCCGGTTTAAGGAGATAACCAATGAACTTATTTGATCGTCTGCTACATCGCCGTCTTTGCAATGAGCAGCCTGCTGATGGTGGCGCTGCGCCGGCACCGTCTGAGTCAGCCACACCTGCTGCCGAAGCTCCAGCACCCGCAGGTGACGCGGCTAAACCAGAAGGCGATAAGCCACAGCCTGGCACTGAAGGTGACAAGCCTCAGGGCGACAAGCCCGCTGATGGTGATAAGCCAGCGGAAAAGCCTGACGACAAAGAGCAGAAGAATGAAGGCGCGCCGGAGAAATACGAATTTACCGCTGGCGAAGGCGTAGAGCTGGATTCCGAAGCGCTGAAGGACTTCGAACCCGTCGCCCGCGATCTGAACCTGACCAACGAGCAGGCGCAGAAGCTGGTGGACGCATATCCCAAAATTCTGGCCGGTGTGCAGCAGCGTCAGGCAGAAGCCTGGCAGAAGCAGACCGAAGGCTGGGCAGAGACCGTGAAGGCAGACAAGGAGATCGGCGGCGACAAACTGACCGCAAACCTCAGCGCTGCGCAGCGTGCACTGGACCAGTTCGGCACGCCTGAACTGAAAGAATATCTGAACGCTACCGGGCTTGGTAACCATCCAGACCTTGTTAAGACGTTCGTGAAAATCGGTAAAGCCATGTCAGAAGACGGCATGGTCGATGGCAGTAATCAAGGCCAGCGTAGTGCGGCCGAAGTGCTCTATGGCAAATAAGAGAGGATATAACCATGGCTGTTAAAGGCTTAACTGCGCTGACGCTGGCTGACTGGGGTAAGCGCATCGACCCAAACGGGAAAGTAGATAAGATTATCGAATTGCTTTCCCAGACTAACCCGATCCTTCAGGACATGCCTTTTGTCGAAGGCAACCTGCCAACTGGGCACCGTACTACTGTACGTACGGGTTTGCCTACCGCAACGTGGCGTCTGCTTAACTACGGTGTTAAGCAGAGCAAGTCGACTACTGTGCAGGTAACAGACTCCTGTGGGATGCTTGAAACCTACTCTGAAGTTGATAAATCCCTCGCTGATTTGAACGGTAACACCGCTGAATTCCGCCTGTCTGAAGACCGTGCATTCATCGAAGCGATGAACCAGCAGATGGCTCAGACCCTGTTCTATGGCGATACCAGCGTTAACCCTCAGCAGTTCATGGGCCTGTCATCCCGTTACTCAAGCCTGTCTGCTGGAAATGCACAGAACATCATCGATGGTGGCGGAACTGGAACAGACAACACCTCTATCTGGCTGGTGGTCTGGGGTGAAAATACTGTGCACGGTACGTTCCCTAAAGGCCAAAAAGCAGGGCTTCAGCATCAGGACCTCGGCGAGCAAACCCTGATTGATCCAGATGGCGGAAAATACCAGGGCTACCGTACCCACTATAAGTGGGATAACGGCCTGACTTTGCGTGACTGGCGTTACGTCGTTCGCGTCGCAAATATCGATGTGAGCAATCTGTCAGATCCTGCGGTAGCAGCGAACATCGCAAAATTGATGATTCGCGCTCTGCATCGTATCCCGAACCGTGGTATGGGCAAGCCGGTCTTCTATATGAACCGCAGCGTTAACGAAGCCCTTGATCTTCAATCTCTTGAGAAATCATCCCTTGCAATCAGTGTGAAAGAGACTGAAGGGGAATGGTGGACTGCACTCCGTGGAGTTCCAATCCGTGAAACCGATGCGATTCTGGAAACAGAAGCGCGCGTTGTTTAACGCCTGTCATTAACTGATGGGCCTTAACCGGCCCATAAATGGAGAAAGAAAATGATCCTCGACAAACTGTTGATGTTCTCCGAGAAGCAGGCGGTTACAGCTTCCGCTGCTTCTACGGACGTGATTGACCTCGGCCCTATCGACGGCACCCGCCGCGATATCGGCGTTGGTTATCCGCTGGAGTTCTGGGCAACCGTTGACACCACTGCAACCGCTGCTGGTGCTGCGACCCTCAACGTTCAGTTGCAGACCAGCCCTGACAACTCCACCTGGACCACTATCTACGACAGCGGTGCTCTGGCGCTGTCTGCTCTGACAGTTGGCAAACGCCTGTTCTCTACCAAAGTTCCGGCGGGCGTCCAGCGTTATCTGCGCGTTAACTATTCAGTCGGCACCGGTCCACTGACTGCTGGCGCGTTCACCTCGGGCATTAATCTGGATGTTGACAACAACACTCCTTATTACCCGACCCGTTCCAAAGTGACTGGCTAAGGTGATGGCAATGGAAAAAGCAAAATACCGCGTCCTGCGCTTATCCCATATTCATAACAACCTCTGGCCTGAAGGTTCAGAGATTGAATATGACGGCGAGCCAGGATCTGCGCTGGAGCCGATCAACGCAGCGGCGAAGGCGGCAAAGAAGAAGGCAGACCAGAAGCGTGGAATCGTGCCGGTTGACTCTCAGCCTGAACCACAGGATGAAGATGATGGCCAGGAAGATACCGGCGGTAAAGATGCCAATACCTTCAGTGAAGATGAAGCCGCGCTACGCCAGCAGTACGAAGAACTTTTCAACAAGAAACCTGGCAACATGAATGTTGAAACGATCAAAGAACGTATTGCTGAAGAACGGCAAAAACTGGGCGTCTGAGCCTCGCTAATAAAACAAGGGGCTTCGGCCCCTTTATTGCAGGAGTCCGCTATGGAACTGGTAAACCTCAAAACCGGCACCGACAGTTACCAGGATGAATCTGGTGAAACAAAAACCCGTGACGATTATCCGTGGGGTCTATGCATCAATCTTGACAATGAAACACTGAAGAAACTCGGCGCAACGCCGCAGCCTGTAGGTACTGAGGTGATGATCTCCGCCAAAGCTATCATCAAAAGCATGTCGACACGCGAAGATGGTGAGGGTGTCCGGCACGATGCCAGCCTGCAAATCACCGACATGGCAATCTCGCCTGTGTCAGGTGAGAAGCCAAAAACTGCCGCCCAGACTCTTTACGGCGGGGAGGATGATTAATGGCCTCCGTTATCGAGATCTGCAACCGCGCGCTGAGCAATATCGGAAACAGCCGCAGCATTAACAGCCTGACAGAGGCCAGCAAAGAAGCCGGGCAGTGCTCCCTGCATTTCGATTCCTGCCGCGATGCTGCGCTGGCGGACTTCGACTGGAACTTTGCCACCAAACGCCTGGCGCTGGCCGATACCAACAATCCGCCGCCGGACTGGGCTTATTCCTACCAGTATCCGACTGACTGCCTGCGCATCACCGAAATTATGGTGCCCGGTATCCGTAATCCGACGGCTGCCATGCGCATCAACTATGAGGTTGGGGCTGATACCGAAGGCACCGGAAAGCTGATCTACACCGATCAGCCTCAGGCATGGCTGAAGTACATCGCGCGCGTCACCGACGTGAACATGTTCGATGCAATCTTCATGGAAGCGCTGTCCTGGCGTCTGGCCGCCGCCATCAATATGCCGCTGACCGGCAGCGCAGATCTCGGTAACAACGCACTGACTATGTACCGCAGCGTCATCCTGAGCGCTGGCTCGCACAGCCAGAACGAATCCCAGGAGCCGCAGCCGCCAGTCGATGAGTTCACCGCAGCGAGGTTGTCATAATGGCTTTCAGTTGGATCCAGCCGAGCTTTGCCGGCGGTGAAATTGGCCCGTCGCTCTACGGGCGCATCGATATGTCGAAGTATCAGGTGGCGCTGCGCAAATGCGATAACTT